GAATCTAAAGTCAGATATGTGACTGTAAAGGTACATGAAAACTCAAGGAAAGTTTTTGGTCTTGAGAGATGGACAAATAAGGAACCTACATATTTAGTAGAAGGGCCAATTGATTCATTGTTCCTTCCGAATAGTTTGGCTATGGCCGGTGCAGATATGTCAGATTTGTCTTTCCTCAATAAGATAAACACAACTTTAATCTTTGACAACGAACCAAGAAACGATCATATATCCAAGAGGATGGTAGATGCTCTGGAAAAGGGTTGGAGAATTGTAGTTTGGCAGGACCAAGGTAATAAATGGGATAGTCGTGCTCCCAAAGATATTAACGATATGGTGATCAGTGGCAAGACTACTGATGAAATCTTGAAAATCATAAATAAGAATACTTACTCTGGACAGAGGGGTAAGTGGGAAGTGACATATTGGAAAGTATAACAGTAGATGATGATGGCAACCACCTAGAAAAGATACAAATACATGAGTTAGGGTTTGTTCAGCTCCTAGATGTCATGGGTGATGATGAAGAAGTCGAGAATGCCGCAAGAATTAGTTATGGAGATGGAACAAGAAAGGTATCACAGACGCGGAACCTAATCCGTTACCTCATGAGACACAAACACACCTCACCCTTTGAGATGTGCGAGGTCAAGTTTCACATAAAACTTCCTATTTTCATTATGAGACAACTCGTTAGGCACAGGACGGCCAACATCAACGAGTATAGTGGCCGTTATTCAGTAATGAGTGACGAATTTTATCTGCCTCAGGGTGATTACCTGGCGAAACAATCCACAACAAATAACCAAGGTAGGGGTGAAGTGCTTCCTAACAAGGGATCACTTCAATTTGAGTTCAATAGAGTATATGACAATGCTCTAATCTCATATCAAAACCTACTAGAAGAAGATCTTGCACGGGAACTAGCAAGAATACTACTCCCTGTGGCCAACTACACCGAGTGTATTTGGAAGATGGATCTTAATAACTTTTTTCACTTTGTGAAATTACGATCTGATAGTCATGCACAAAGAGAAATAAGAGATTATTCTGATGCAATGTATGAGTTGGTTAAACCATACTTTCCATTATGTTGTGAGGCATTTGAGGATTATGTAAGAGATGCTGTGACCTTCTCAAAACAAGAGATGGAACTTATTAGAGAAGCTATATGGGATGGTCGTGGTGGATTGGACACAGAAAGTGAAAAATTAGGAAAAAGAGAAACAAAAGAATTTTTAGAAAAATTAGAAGTAAAAGGAGAACCAGAATGAGATTACCAACTACTTATCAAGAATACATCCACCTATCCAGATATGCTAGATGGGATTACAGTCAAGGAAGAAGAGAGACATGGGATGAAACAGTAGATAGATATTTTGAATTTTTTACAGGGTGGTTGGAAGAAAAACACGAATATAAATTGGAAAATGGAGAACGAGTAGACTTAGAAAATGCAGTCAAAGAATTAAAGGTTATGCCTTCAATGAGATGTTTGATGACTGCCGGACCTGCACTCAAGAAAGAGAATGTTGCAGGATATAATTGTTCTTATGTGAAGGTTGATAATCAGAGATCTTTTGACGAAATCTTGTATGTATTGATGAATGGTACAGGCGTTGGGTTTTCAGTAGAAGAAGAGTATACCAACCAGTTACCAGTGATTCCAGATGAATTATATGATACTGACACTACAATTATAGTTGCAGATTCAAAACTAGGATGGGCCAAGGCATTCAAAGAACTGATCTCATTACTCTATGGCGGTCATATTCCTAAATGGGATATATCCAAAGTAAGAGCGGCAGGGACGCCGTTGAAAACATTCGGAGGTAGGGCTTCAGGCCCTCAACCTTTGGAGGATTTATTCACTTTTACAATAAATACTTTTAGGAATGCAACAGGAAGAAAACTCAAACAGATTGAATGCCACGATATTGTATGTAAAACAGCAGAAATTGTTGTTGTCGGTGGTGTTCGTCGCAGTGCTCTCATTAGTCTATCTGACCTCAATGATAGGGAGATGCGATTCGCTAAATCGGGGAATTGGTGGGAACATAACGTACAACGAGCACTCGCGAATAATTCGGTTAATTATAAAGAAAAACCAGATGTTGGCACTTTCATGCGAGAGTGGTTATCCCTTTACGATTCAAAATCTGGGGAACGGGGAATCTATAACGGCCTGTCGGCCAAAAGAACTGTAGAAGGATTAAATGGACGATATTTTGGAAAAGATGGTGAGCCTATACGAAGACGAATTGCCCGAGAGGACTTTGGCACAAATCCGTGCAGCGAGATCATTCTTCGGTCCCGCGAGTTCTGCAACCTTTCAGAATGCGTTATCCGAAGAGATGACACTCGCGAACATCTCAAAGAGAAAGTTAGAGTGGCAACTATCCTTGGCACGTTCCAATCCACTCTTACTGAATTCAAATACCTCTCAAGAGAGTGGAAAAGAAATTGTGAAGAAGAACGACTTTTGGGAGTTTCACTCACAGGAATAATGGATAATCCTTTGACGAATGGATCTAAAAAAGGATTAGACAAACTATTAGAAGAACTTAGAGATGTTGCTTACGAAACTAATAAAGAGTGGGCTGAAAAACTTGGAATCCCACCAAGTGCGGCCATTACTTGTGTTAAACCTAGTGGTACTGTTTCTCAGCTTGTTGATAGTGCTTCTGGTATTCATGCCCGACATAATCCATTCTATATTAGGACAGTAAGGGCAGACAACAAAGATCCACTTTGTAATCTGATGAAGGAGATGGGGTTTCCAAACGAACCCGATGTTACTAAACCAGATCACACAACAGTCTTTTCTTTCCCAATGAAGAGTCCAAAAGATGCCGTATTCCGTATGGATATGAGTGCATTAGAACAATTAGAATTGTGGAAGACTTATGCCACGAGTTGGTGTGAACATAAACCATCCGTTACCATCTCCGTAAAAGAAGATGAGTGGGTTGATGTAGCGGCATGGGTGTATGAGAATTTTGATTCGATTAGTGGTATATCATTTTTACCTTTCAGTGAGCATGTATACAGACAGGCCCCATATCAAGATTGTACTAAAGAAGAGTACGAAGAGGCCCTAAAGACTATGCCTAAGAATGTGGATTGGGCAGAACTATCAAAATACGAATCACAAGACTATACCATATCAAGTCAAGAATTGGCATGTACGGCAGGGGGTTGTGAGGTAATCTAAAGGAAAAGATGAAGAGTTTTTTCATCATCATTGCATCTTTGGTACTTTTCACTAGTTGTACCAAAGATGTTCAAGTCGTTAAAGAAGAGAAGATACCAGAAGTCAAAACTGAAATATTGAATCCTTGGCCAGAGGGTAAAAAAGAAATGCATGTAACTATGTATTTTACGAGAATGGCCCAACAGCCAGGTCTTAGAGCTAGGTATCAACCAGAAAATTTGTACAATATATGTAAATGTGTACTAGATACTATAGAGAAGTCTTATAATTATAAAGACTTTATAAGAGTATTTGAGACAGATATGACTGCTGAAAGCCAACAAGTGATATATAATGTCACTTATCAATGTTCTATTCAAGAAGTTCAAAAGATGAAACAACTTTTACCCCAGATAGAATTGAAGGATACGATATGAGTGATGACGAGAAGCCAGAGTTTAAAGTATCGTGGCCAGAGGGAACTCAACTTAGAATAGATAAAGAACATCTATTTGAAATGAGGAAAGCTCTTGAAACACAGTTCAAGTATATCATATATAAACAACCAGGCTTCAATAAATTCCATTCGATGGGTAAGACTAATTTTTTTCAACATTTTAGGACTCCCGATGGAATTGATTTTGGTGTTTGTAATCTATATTGGGATAAAGATGCAAACGACAATATAGACTATGCTGACGAAAATGGAAACATCATCTCAAAACAAATTGGTGGATGGTGTGTAAGGTGGTTCACAAAGGCAGAATTTGATGCGATGGGTCATGACAATGTTGTAGGTGATGACCCTAAAGAAGATGAATTTGCTGAATCACTAAGGAAGGTGGCCCTTGCCAATTTGAAAAAGTTCCAGAAAAAACATGAGGAACGAAATGAATTGGAAGATTGGATGTCGGAAGAACCACCTAAATTTTTAAACTAGGAGAGTGTTTGATAGTAGCTAAAATCGGTGAAGACTATATATTATACGAGATACAATGTGATTATTGTGATAAAGAGTATACTATAAAGTCAGCCGATCCTAAACCCAGAGAAGTTGTCGAATGTTGTCCCTTTTGTGGTAATCTCATTGAGGAACCTGCAGAGAGGATTAACGATGATGAAATTGGCTGGGATTGATTATTCATTAACTTCACCCGCAATATGTGTTTGGAAACAAAATGCTGATAGATTATTTGATTTTGATAGCTGTGATTTATATTATTTGGAAACTGCACAACGACTCAAACGGACCAACATTGGGATTTTAAATCTGCATCCAGAACCATATCCAGATTGGGAGACAGAAGAACAACGACATGATCTACTTTCGGACTGGGCAATGAGTTGTATTCAAGGATGTGAGGTCTTCATTGAGGGGTATGCGTTTGCAACCTCTGGGAAATCTCATGTGAGATCTGTCGCGGAAAACTCAGGTTTACTTAAACACAAGATGTATAAGGCAAACCAAAAATTCACTTCTGTACCACCTACTGTAATCAAAAAATACGCAACTGGTAGGGGTAATGCCAACAAAGAGGTAATGTATGAAGCCTTTAATGCGGAATTACTCACTCCACCAGACCTTAAAACTGTATTAAAACCTAAATCAACAAAACTAACAAGTCCAGTGACAGATATTGTAGATGCCTACTTTATCGCAAAATGGGGATGGGAGGGCTTTGTCTCATAGGAGAATTTATGAAGAACCTTTCGGAACTTATAGACAAACACGAAGAAATTTTTGGAGATCAATCATTAAGAATAACCTCACTGCCAACTATGACAGAGTTGAGGATGACAGAGGATGAGAAAAGGAAGAAACAGAAGAGAGATTGGTATCATGAAAACAAAGAGAAAGTTCTGGAACAACAAAAGAATTTCAAAAAGAAAAAACAACAAAAAGAGTGGTATGCAAATAATAAAGTACAACAGATAGACAAGGCAAAGAAGTGGAATAAAGCCAATAAAGGTGCTAGAAAATTAATAACTGAAAGATACAAACAGAAAGGTCAAGAATGCCAATGGACATCGAAAAATCACAGATGAAAGAACGGATAATGAATTATCTGGACTACATGGATGATAAGGATATGCAAGAAATTGCCGCTCAACTATATAATATCTCTAAAAGGAGAGATGAATTGAAAAGAAAGAAAGAAAATGAGTGAAGAAAATAAATATGAGAAACTACCAGAAAATATGTTACCTCAAGTGAAATCTCAATGTGAAGAAAGAATTAAAGCATTAGAGAAAGTCGTAGAATCTCAGACTGCAGCCTTGGCAGCAGCATTAGAAGGTGTGAACAACCAACTTGAAGAAGCCAAATCTGATTTGGCATTTGTAGAGTCAAGAATGAGATGAATTATTCTTGGAGTAGACTATTCTGGGGTACTTTCATAATTATAAACTTATCAATGATGGGTATCCATCCCCTAGCAGCGGCCTTTGTGATAGGTATTCTTTATGGACTTACTGACCTTGCAGAAGAAAGGAGAAACCAATGAATATTTGGGTAGAGTATTGGAAATTTGAAGATACCAGAAACAATAATCATGCTCAGATGAAAGAACAAGCTCATTGGGTAGAACCTAATCCAGAAGATATACGAAGAAGATTTTTTGAAGATAGAGCAGCTGCTTCTAAATTTGCACAAAGTATGCAAGAAGATGGTCACAGGACTAGAATCAGAACTGATGGAATATGAAGAGTATCAGAGAGAAGAGAGAAAAAGAACTTAAACGGATCGTCAGAGAGTTGTATAGAATGAAACGTAATCAAGAGAATAATAGACAGATGATTGTATTCGACTATCTCCACATGAAAGTCAAACAACTGCAGAAGAAAGGACTACTCTACGAAATAGAGTTACCAGAAAAGGATTAATGAGATGGGTATTATTGCTCGTTTTATTATTTGGTTGTGACACAAACGAAAAACAACAATCTATAAGTCTTGACTATTCTCATCCAACAAGGTATAGTAGTAGAGAGGTGGCAGTCAGACATAATATCAAAGTCGAACCTAATATTGCAGATACAGACTTAGATTCTAACATGACAGCTCGGATCACTGTACCTATTGATGTACAGATGACAGTAGACTACAAAAACTATACCACAACTTATCCAAACATATACTATGAATATGGATCTTCTGACCCTTTTACAGTTACAGCTCATAGCCCAAATTCCATCACTATTTCTATTTCTACTGCTATCAATTCTAATTATCCTATCGAAGAGACTGAAACGATTGATAATGAAACAACTGAATGTACGGAAAATTGTACAGTAGATAATTCAACTGTCACGGACAACGTGACATGGAATGATAATTTTACTAGAGGGGTTGTAACTACTCAGACTCAGAAAGCAAATTGGAGAGATTTTTGGGATAATCTCTCAGTAAGTGATAATTGGTCTTATATTTCAGTAGGTCATATTGACAATGTTACTCATTTTTGTGACAATAGTTCGGTAGTATCACAAATAATTACACAAATTCAAACTGACAATATAACAAACTGGAATACCAGCTGTAATGAACAGAATTGGATCACTGGTGGTTGTGGTGCTGGACTCAGTATAGAATTGAGTGTGAAACAGTCAGGAACAGGAGACTGTGCATGTAATCGTACCAATGACAATACTACTACAATTAGACCAGCAATCACAAATAGAAATTGGGGTGGGGTAGGAATAACTTGTGGTGCTTCTTCACAATCATTAGAAGTGATATTGAAGAAGTAACATGGAAACTATATATGAGAGAAAGAAACCAGCACATGAGATCTTGATAGAGTATTACGCATATAGTGATTTACGAGATATACTAGAAAAAGAATGGAAAGAAGAAGACGAAAGATTCAAGAATCATTGTGATAGATTATATACTGAATATGAAGAGACTGCTGCAAGTGAGAGACATAGGGAAGAGAACTCAAAGTCTGCAAGAATTGCAAGAAAACTAGAACAGATGAGACTGACTGATGAATTGGTGACCAAAATCAAATTAAGAAACGAAAAGAAATAAGGAACAGATGCCAGCCAGAAATCATACCAGATGGAAACAAATTCCCGGCGAGATAAAAGCAGGAGAATATGTAGACAGTAGAATCTATTCAGATGAGAAGATTTTCAAGAAAGAGATGAAAAGTATCTTTAGTAAAGTATGGATACCAGTATGTCATGAGTCTGAATTACCAGAACCAGATAGATTTAGAACAACCACAATTGCTGGTGTGCCTATACTAGTTGTTAGGGGTAAAGAAGGAGAAATTCATGCATTGGCAAATTCCTCTGAGAGAAGACCAAGTGGAAAGATAGAACTGGAAGTAGGGTTTCTCGATATGCCAGAATTTCTTCATTGTGATGTTAAGTTCGGTGGTTTTGTGTGGGTAACACTAAACGACAATCCACCATCTATTGAAGAGTGGGTGGATGGTTCTTTTGATTGTATGAAAGAATCACTCAATGAAGAACCTTTGGATGTATTTCACTACCACAAGGCAATTATTCCATGTAACTTTAAATTATGGCACGATACCAATTCGGAGTTCTATCATGATTATCTTCACTACCACAATCGAATTAC